AACGTATCTGTTCGATAACAATTACCTCTTTTTCTTCTTCGCGCTTACAAATCCATATATGACGGCTGCCAAGAGTTCTGCAATGATTATTACTGCGATCCCCGCGATAAACGGCGGTATGATTATTGTCATGTTAAGCACAACCTTTTTGCATACTTTTGGATTCTCGCCATGTTCTTTTTACGCACTCGCTCTTTTTTATGGTTAAACGCAAGCCAGACGACCTTGGGCGGCGCGACACAGAGATACATTTCTCGGCAGAGTTTGGCAAACACGCTCGCCGCCATTTGTGCTTGTTTTGAAAGCTCCTTAATGAATTCATTTAGTTCTTCGCTTGTTTGCACCATGAACGATAATTCATTTACAGGCATATTTACCCCCTCTGCCACTCAAGCTCTTGTTCGTCAAGGTATTTATGTCGGACGCGGTATCGCTCTACTTTGCTTTCAGGGTAATTCTGAATGCAATTATAACTGCGAACATAAATGTCATAGTTAGGCTCGCCGCGCCCGCCTTTGGCTAGAAACGCGCCTTCCCAACTTTTAACGATTACGCCTATTTGATCTTCGTCTACAACAACTATGTCGGCAAAGAGATATTTGTTTTGCATAATTTACCTCAGAACGTGCGGCGGAATATGGACACCGCCGTAACGATACCGCCGTGCGCCATGTCGGCGACCATTGCTAAACAGTCAGGCGCGTCGTCGCCTTGTTTGTTCTTTCCCAGCACCTTGAACGAATACACATTCTGCATGAACGCTTGATACTCCTTTGTCCTTTTGCCATCTTCAAGGAAATAAAACTCCCTGATTTCAGCGGCTTTATCAAATATCCTTGCCTGCTTGCCTTTGATAGTCTTTGAAGCATCGGTACTGCTTGTGAGCGCCGAACCGTGAGTTGTTATGTTCAGCCGATATCCTTTTGCTTTGAGCGCCTTTTCGATTTCCTCTTTATAACTCGCCGTCGCCTTTGTCGCTTCAAACCGCGCCGCCTGAACTTCATATTGGATTATCTTGTTCACAATATCCGGCTGTGTAACAGTTTTCTCTCCGTTGTTATACGTCACATTATGCACATACACTTCGTCGCCATACTGATAACAATAAGCCGCCGTGCAGAAGTCGCTGCCTCCAAACGCCGGGTCGCAAGCCATGAATACCCTATCTGGTATCAAATTAGGTAATTCGCCGTTATAAAACCGCATATCGTCCGGGTTGAATACTGCGCCCTCACGCTCAATAGGTTCGCCGCAATACTGAGCCAGCCATGAAGCCATATCGTTGTTCCGCTCATGTGAAGCCCGTTTTGCCTGATAGTATTCAGTGCTAAACCCTAACTCGTGCTGATAAAAGAAATTGCTCTCGTCGTTTTCGTCAAGAGCAGGTATATTCGTTACAGTAAATCGCTTGTGAGCGAATTTCGGCTCATTCTTTAAGACGTCTAGCCTTACTCCGTGTACATCTTCGAGCGCCCATCTCGTGCCTATCCAGATTATCTTAGCGGTTTCCTTGGCGCGTGTAAGTAAATTATTGTCTACCTTCAACCACACCGACAACAATCTGCTCGGACTCAATGCAGTTTCTATGCCCTCGATCATGTCGTCCGCAACCAAAATACCATCGCAATCGCACGACCCGTTCAAAGCGCCTTCTAAAGACCGGCATGTCAAACTTGCGTATTTCTTTCTTCTGTCAAGGTTTATTAGCTCGTCTTTCGCGTCGGTATGAACGATCTTTTTCTGCGGGAACACATTATAGTAAAGATATGTGTCTTTATCGGTAAGAACTTCCAAAGCACCTGTATAGAACGCCTTGCAGTTTTTATCACCGTATGAACTGTATAGGTTCGCTTTTTCGCTGTCGCGGCCCATTATCCAGAGAATGAATAATAGAATAAGCGTAGTTTTACCTATTCTCGGCGGCGTGGATAAAAATAACTCGTCAAGTTCATCGTCGGCCATTGATTGGAGTATCTTGACAAGAGGAAGAAGTTGTTTCCGTCGCGGCAAATAGAAACGCCTGTTGTAGTCCCTGTCATATTCAATATATTGCAAAAAACTGTCAAATTCATTCGGCGCTATATAAAGCAGCAAGTCTTTCCGCAGTTCTACCGCTTTCAAGTAGTCGCTGGATTTCGATTCCTGTATCAGCTTCGCCGTTACCGGCAATAACCTCTTCGTGTACCCTATCGCCGCTTGCCTATCAAGGCTGCGTATCATATCGTAGCAATCTTCAGCTGCGATAATATCAGGTTCGCGTGAAAGTATCAGTTCGATCGTTTCAGGTATAGTCATATTATCCTATTAATGGCTCTTCCATGCCTTTCGTCCAACCTACCGGCTTGAGAGCTATGAAGTTATAGTCACTATATGGAGACACGTCTTTATTTATTTGCCTTCGAGCCATCAACCCTCGTTCTTAAACCCTATGAAGTCGGCTATGCCAATATCGCCACTGAAGCATTTGTGTTGTTCGTACATCGCTATGGGGATGCTATTGCTTCCACCGTCAGATACGTTCTTGAAATTCATGTCGCAGATGATATTCTGAATAATCATCATATTGCCTGTGACCGAACCGTCGTGATAAGTTTCGCCACAAAATCGGCATTTATAGTTGGCTTTCATATTGCTACCTGTATATTAGCCAAAAATAAAAGTTAATCACTATGATTACCCAAAGGAATTTAATCACTCCCCATATCCCCATGCCTAAAGGCAGGGGCTTTACGGCGCGATTGGTAAATCGCCCTTATCGGAAATGCAATCAGACAAACGCCTACCATTGTACAGTTTCTTATGATAATTTCTCGGCATGATTATCCCGCCGGTCTTTTTGTCGCTCCATAACTTATTTATATAAATAACATCTTTACTGGAACACACTTCTCCAGTGTTATTGTCCACCAGCCATTCGTGTTTCGTCATCTCTCCGGCAACAGGCATATCGCACACTCCATTTTTGCGCGTATTTCGCGCACTTTATAGCAGAAAATGCGCGTATTTCGCGCAATCTTTTTATATATAAACCGTGTAATTGCAGTATATACACGACTTTTTTGTAACCACTTTCATTAATATAATATATATGAAAGTTTTACGCTTTGCCCCATATGTCGCCATCAAGATAATGCCCTTTTTGTTTCTCGCGGATTTTTCGAGAAGCACCGCTTGCTATAAACGCAAAACCTAAATGCGATATTATACAGTATGTTGTTGTTTCCCCTATGGCAAAACTTCATTTTTGCCTGTTTTCAGCCACATTTGATTACAATTTGTATAATATCATAGTTAGTTATCCGCTTTTTGTCACTTCGGGTGGTGAAATGGCTAACCCGCGCCCTGCTGCTCCCTGTCAATAGGGGGTATGGGGTAGCTGTCACTCTAACGGCTTATCCCATCACAATTGAACAAAATATAATTTTTGTCCATAAAATCTAGTGTTTGCAAGCCTTGCCGGGTCGCTAATCCGTCATAATGACGAAAAATCAATCAATCATCCGCCGGTGGTAAGTATTTCGCCCGGATCGCGTCAATTTCCTCGTCTGATTTGGCTTCGCGGAGCGGATTTGTAGATGTTACGGCGACGTCCTGCACGTCTTTCAAGCCGTCAAAGTTTTTCATTTCAAAAATTGCTATGTTTGGATAAATGCGATTATTTGCGGCCATATCTGCCCGATATCCGCCGCAAAAAAACTTGACTCTTTTTATGATATCACACTTTGCCTGCGCTGATTCGCTCTGATTTGCACCACTTACGCCGTTTGAAATCTTGTTTTCCCATTGATACGCCGTCTGATGGTTAATGCCAAACGCAAGGTATGCGGTCAGATTCGTGACTCGTCTGTCCATTTCCTCGCATAAGTCCAAATACTTATCAAAGCGTATGTCATAATCTGTCTTTGGCTCGTATCCGTTCAATTTTTCCACACGCCTCAGATACTTGACAACATTCGCGTTGTTTCCCGGCTCGTAGTCAATGACGGACTTATCGCCAAACTTGTTATTACTCGTATGATTTGACATCCGTTCACCTCGTTTCTATCCACGTAAAAAGACGCCGGTATCATCCAGCGTCCTGTATGCCGTTCCCGGCTCCCTATTTGCTCCCGGCTCATGTCCCGGTATCATGCCGGGTTATTTCCCGGCGCGCTCCTGCGGCTTGTCTAGCCGTGCCTGTACAGCGTCTACTATGTACCGATTGACGCTAACACCGGCGGCTGCTGCTGCGTCCTGTAATCCTGTTTTTTGCCCCTTTGGCACGTATATGACCACACGGTCAACTTTTTCCCGCAAGTAGTCGTTTGCCGCTTGCTGCTGCTTTGCTGATTTCGCTGCCATGCTATCACCTACTTTCACAAGCATATGATAACACGCTTTGCATCTATCTGTACATAGACAAAATAACCAATTCTATACACAGATTTTTGTGCAATATTTCACTAATAAACCCCTTGACAATCTATACACAGATATGTTAATCTATACACAGATAAAACAATCGAACCTTGAAAACTGAATACCAGCGAACCAGCGCCATGGTAGGCAGCAGGACGCAATTGACAGGTTCTTGACATATCGCCAATAACGCCTTATGTTAAGATAGCAAGCAGGAGGGCGGGCGCTGTTCCCGGAAAGGAGCAGCGTTGGAAGTAAAAACAATCATTGATTTCGCAAAGCTGATTGTATCAGTTATTAATCTGATAGTTTCCATTGTTAAATCTCGCGTGAAGCGTGAGAAATAGCCGCCCATAAAGCGGAACGGCTCTTCCTCAAATACTAGTCACTTTGGGAGCAGCCGCCGCGCACACGGCGAACCGCCCGATTGCTTGCATTATAAACTAAAATAATGGAACTGTCAACCGCTTATTTATAGGCGGTTTTCATATTATCAAAGCAAGGAGTTATGAACCGGCGCGGGATTGCCTCCACCCGTTAAAAAGCCGTACCGAGTGAATACAGAGTATAAACGATTCTTTACATGGAACTCTAACACTACTTGGAATTTAGTTTATCCGGGAGCTTGTACACCTCCCGAAAGAAAACAGATTGTACACGTATCCGGCGGCGTTCGCCGGAATTGGCAAGCGTGGAACTTGATTAAAGCCCGGAACGAATGCCACACATAAAAGCTCCGCCAGTAGCTTTACACTGGCCCAAGCCGCAAGGCTCAATTTATTATCAGGAGGTTTTACACCATGAAATACTACGTTGAAATACAGGGTCACACAACCACTAGAGCGCAATTCGTCGCACGTTGCCGCGCGGCCCTCAGAAAAACCGGGCTGCCTTGCTATGACGCTTGGATCGATACGCTCGACTGCACAGAAGAAATGGACATGATAGCCGCCGGAAATCGCACAGAATATTACAGCAAACACCACGCCGACGAAGAAAGACCTTTTGACGAGTTATGCTCCTGTAGCTCCACGTCTTATCAGCTCTATCTCAATCGTAAAGATGAAAATGTTTTTTACAACTTTATCTTTGAGTGGTTTGACGGCTACGGTTATTTTTACTGCATTGACTGCATGGCAGTTGAGCAAGCCGCGCAACGGATATCATAAACATTGATTCAGCGCCGCAACCGTACCGGCAGCAGCCGGGAAAATAAAAAGCTGCGGCGTTGTCGTGAGTGTTTAGGCTCAATAACTAATAAATTATTTTAGGAGGATATTATCATGAACATCCAAAAAGTAGATTGCTATGCAACCTCGCGTTATGCATACGAGGGCATAGACAAGGACGGGCACAAATTTTATATTGATATCAGCTTCGGTAAAAACGAACGTTTAGCAAAATCCCTGAAACAGGACAAGGTTAAAGATTATATCTTTTGGAACGCGCAATATGTAGACGAAAAAGGCGAGTCTTGGGCATATACGAAAAAATCCGATCCGGCTATTATCGGCTGTGAGGGCGTAAAAAATGAAGAGGGCAGAACGTGCCGCTATAACATAGTAAAAATGTTTGAGCATACGCCGGAAAACGTCGCCCGGATCGTCAAACAGCTCACCGGCTGCACCATTAATAAGGAGGAATTACCATGTCTGTTATGATAGCAAGCGCGGACACTATATCAAAAGTCGCTAACCTCATATATTGCGCGGTAGAGTTTGGCTACAATAACTCAGGGTTTAGCTTTTCGCACGACTCTACTAATACTATCCGCTCCATATGGGGCGATGTGGACTGCCAGAGGGCGCAACGTATTTATGAAGCCTTGCAGGATTTAAACCGCAACAGCTACGAAACGAGGTACAAAGAAAGCGACGTTGACCCGTTTATTGCCGAGCCTTACAGGTATAAATACTTCAAGCGCTCCGCTGAGTTTTACAGGGGCGAAAACGGCGCGGAGAATGTCCAAAAACTAAAAAGCGTGCAGTTCTTGAAATACCAATGCGCCGACCACGACAACAGCCCACAAGCGGTGAAATTATATCGCGTGCTGTCCGAGATCGTGAAGCGATTATCTGAAAACATTATTGACAATATGGAGCTTTATAAATCCGCAAAGTGGGAGTAAATTATTTCAGCCGCGCCGCGACGTTTTATAGTATCGCGGCAGAAAGGGCTTTACAATGGATATTAAGAACATACAAAACATAGATGATTATTGCGATTTATTGCCGATATCATATAAAATGTTAGAACATGCTACCGGGCTTGTTTGCGGTTCGATAGCAGAGAATTTCAGGGACGATCTTTATATCGAAGCGATGAAACTTGTTGAGAAATACGCCCCAATGTTTGAAAGGAATGTGTTATAATGAGAATGTCAAAAAATGTTGAGCGAATACTAGATATCATCGACGAACGCATTTATATCAACACCGAGTTTATTGTTGAATGTTTAGAGCGAAAAATGAGCGAACCTACAGACGCAGAAACCATCAGAATCATGCAGGAGCGCAACGAAACGCTACGGCACGTCAAAGACCTTATAGAACTTGAATGCGTCCAAGCATAGAAAGAAGGTGAACACCATGAAACTATTTAACCGCCAACCGGCGCAGCGGCTCTACTGGAAAACTCCGCCAGCGGATATACTCCAAATGCCGCCGGAATCAACACAGCAATCAAACGATCCCGAACCCGCCTATATAGCCGCCTTATTAGCGGCTTGCGGCGTGGTGGCTCAATGCGTATCAGCCAATAGCAGTATATCAACCATTAGCTATCATATGAAATTGGCCGATTTGCGCCAGTTTGGCAAGGCAAAAAATTCTGTCGCCGCCATAAGCGCCCGCTTAGGTCGGCAAGCAGCGTTCAGCATAGAAGGCCAAGCAGACTTTAGCATCGTCCTCGGGCGCGCAGAACGCCGCGTATTGGCTTTCAAATCAGCCCTATTAACTAATCCCTTTGCGTCGATGGCGAGCGGTACGGCTTGTATATTGGGCGCAGACACGTCTAACCGCGTCATAGCCGTTGACGTTAGCAGTTTACCGCATTTACTCGTCGCCGGGAGTACAGGATCGGGAAAATCCGTCTTGCTACATACGATTATTTGTAGTATGTTGTTTAAATCAACGCCATCAAGCGTGAACTTTATCATGGTTGACGTAAAAATGGTTGAGTTGCCGCAATACAACGGCATTCCACACTTGCGCCGCTCGGTTATCACCGACGCTCAAGAAGCTGTAAACGCTTTAGCTTTGGCCTGTCAAGAAATGGACAGCCGCTATGCTCAAATGGCGCGTAATCCCGGCGTTGTATTCCCACGGCTGGTTATAGTCGTGGACGAGATGGCGGATTTGATGGCCCTTAGCAAAAAATGTGTCGAAAACTCAATAATAAGATTGGCCCAGAAATCCAGAGCTGCAAACATTCACATGATTCTATCAACGCAAAGCCCCCGCGCTTCTGTTTTGACCGGGCTTATAAGAAGCAATATCCCGGCGCGTGTCGGATTGAAAACCTCTACCGCGCTTGATTCTCGTATCTGCATAGAGCGTAACGGCTGCGAGACGTTATCAGGCAAAGGCGACGCATATTTCATTGATCCGGCGTCCGGCGGCGCTCTGCAGCGTTTTCAGGCGGCGTACGTATCGCCTTATGACGTTCGACAAATCTCGGGTTACTGGCGATCAAGCGATTGCAAAACAACCATTGCATAAAACGAAGAGAGACATAAGCTATGTATTACTGCAAACGCGTTACATATTTTGAAATGTCTATTGAAATATCTAAGTCAGTACATACCTTCAGAACGGCAACATCGTAGTCGTTGATTTGCTGGTTGTAACTCCCGTGATAATATCCTCCTGACACACTGTGACTTGTTCCGCCGCAAATATGGTTTGTTGAGCCAGCTCTTACTATGAATAAGGTAGCAGTCTTCCTATATATGGGAAAATATTTAGATTTGTGTTTTGCGTGGTGTTACCATTGCATAATATTACAAATTACACCTGGAAGTTTGGAAAAAATATTTTATGTATATATATATATATATATATACATACACACAT